CTTCTGTTACCGTGTGATTCATAGCAAGTTTACGAAGTTCTTCAGGCGAAGCAATTAGTTTCATTAAAGCCATTTGTAAAGCTGGTGCGTTTGACTTGTACCATTTAGAACGCATTGAAACTTTTAATTCAGTTCTATTTTGATTTAATAATTCTTTTAGCTCCTCCGATTTTTCCATTTCCCAAGCGTAAAATGTACTTGAAGAAATAGGTAAGTAAGCTATAATATCGTCAAAGAAAAACAATCGGTGTTTAACAATCATTTCTTTTGCTTGTTCGTATATCTTTTGTTTGTCGTATGCCATTATATTGTTTATTTGTAAAAACTTATTGAATCATTAATTACATTTAAAATATCTAAATCTTCTTTTAAACAGTCTTTAGTTTTAGTTTTGTGTTTTGCAGTATGTAATTTAATACTGACGCTAAAAACACCGTTTAAATGATTTTCTTGGCATCTTTTTAATCTTTGCAAATATTCTAAATGCTTTTCGTTTGTTATAAATTGGTTTTGTTTTTTTATAATTTCCATAACTACTTTATTTCAAAGCTACAATAAATTTTCTTTTTACTTATTAATCCATTGTAATTTTTTATATTATTTTTGAATAAATAAGTTTTAAACATCAAACCAATATCTTTATTAAGCAATGTTTTTTTATTACACGTTTCGTAAATATCACCATAAAAAGTTTTAGCTAATATTTTATCTGGATTCATTAATACGGGACTGCAATAAGTACAAACAACAATACCTTTAAAATTACTTTTAAATATTATTTCTAAATGCTGAACGGGACTTCCCCAACTATCTAAATCAATAATATTAAAATCATCTATATTATTATTTTTAATATACGTTAAAGAGTTACCAATAAAATCTACATTATATCTGTTATCAGCATCTATTTTAAATCTGTTTATTTTAGTGTTCGTTTTTTCGTAAACTTTTTTCCATAAAACAGAATCCCCAGCAAAACAATCTAAAACATTTACACTTTCAAATTTTTTTACAGCGTCCAGCCTTAATTGTATTTTTAAATCTAAGTATTTAGAATCATTGTTTGTTGCTTTGTTACTGCCTGCTCTTATCATTTTATAGCTACTTCAATAACTCCATTATCTTTTAACAATTCTATTTCTTTAAACAAACTTTCAGCTTCTACAATTTTATTTTCTTGTATTGTAATTAGTGCTATATAGTCATTTGTAATATTTATTGATTCACCGCCTAAAGCTGTTTCGTATTCATCATTATTAAATATAGGAACGTCTAACCCCCAGTCTTCTAACTGTTCAGCATCCCACTCATTCGCTAAACTATCCCAATCCCATTCCCCAGTGTTTGCGTTTAATCGAATATTCAATTCGCGTTCATCTTCTTCGTTTAAATCTACTATTACGCATTCAACTTCTTTGTATCCGAGTTTTGTTAACTCACGTACTCTAAAATGACCTCCTACAATATATCCTGTTTGCTTATTGTAAATAATTGGTTCAACTACTCCAAACTTTTCAAGACTTGCTTTTAAATGCTTTTCTTGTTTTGCTGTACTTTGTCTTGGATTGTAGGGTGCTGGTTTTAATTCGGATAATTTTTTCTTTTCTATTATCATGCGTATTTATTTGTAATATTTAATTCACTTAATTTTCTATTGTATGCTTGTTTTGCTTCGTGTTTTTCTTCATAAAATCCTAAATGATACCACTTTTTGCTGTGTTGCAAATAAGCCCTCCATTTGTTTTCTTTTTTTGCCCAACATACTCCAACATCACGACCTTCCATTTTTCTTCTATGCGATTGATTTTCCATTGCAGTAACATATTCTAAATTATTTAATTCATTGTTTAAGATGTTTCCGTCTTTATGGTTAACCTGCATATCGCTTTTACCTAAAAATGCCTCAGCAATTAATCGATGTTTTCTAAAATATAAATTCTTTTTGTCATCACTTACTAAAGTTATTTTTAAATAACCATTTTTATCTTTTGCACCTTTAATTTCTCGTTTGCCTTTTTTATCCAGTGCGAATATTTTACCGCAATCAGTAAACGTATATTTGCTAAATCCTTTAATTTGTTTTTCCATAATACAAATATACATACTTTCCCCCAATATACCTAATTTACTCTTGGGTTCTTCGGGTTTGGTTTAACCTCGCTAATCTTAACTATTTGCATCTTCTTCTTTGTAACTGTTGTATAAAATTTCAAGTTTATTCATCACATCACGTAGACAACTACCGCAGCTGGTTGGTTGCATATTTACTTTAAACACTCTATTGTAAATCTTTAGTAGTTCCTTTTGTTCGGTAGGCTTCATGCTATAACGCTTTTCATTAAACCACCCGTTTAAATATTCGTGTTCGTCTTTTAGTAAACATTCAGGTTTTCGGTAAGGAAACAAAGAATTTAACTTCGCTTTTCGTTCGTCGCAACCGCAGTCTTCACCTAATAACCATTTCGCAACTTTTGCTACTCCAGTAACTTCTAAAACTTTTTCTACCGTGTCCCCTAATCCTTCACTTTGTGCTGCTAATATTTCAGCTTTTGTACGTCTTTTTCGTGCCATAATTTATTTTATTAATTCGTAATCTTGGTTCTTAAAATCTTCGTAATCTTCGCTTACATTTTCTTTCAATCGTTCTTTGCAAGTCTTAATTGTTTTCCATACGCTTTTAAAACTTATTCCAGTAACGCCTTCAATTTGTCGTGTACTCATTCCTGAAGTTCGGTAAAGGTCAAATAATAGTTGGTCGTACCAATGCCATTGTTTAACCTCTTGGTTAATCTTTATTTCTAAACGTTTCTTTGCTTCAAGTATTTCAGGTAAGTATTCGTCTTTTATTTGGTAGGCTTCTGTTATGTTTACTTTTGTTATTCGTGTTTTGCTTTTTTTGTAATCAAATGCCATATTTCGTAATACCGTCCAAACAAAATTCTTATTTAGCTTGTTGTTTAAATAAAACCGTTCTACGTTATTTATTACAGCCATCTTTAAATACATTTCTTGTACTATATCTTGAGCGTAAAATTCCTCTCCAAAAGTGCCTACAATCTTTATCCAGTCGTTGTGGTGCTTGCTTAGTTCTATTAAAAACTTTTCATTTACCAAAGTGAACTAAATAACTGAATTACTGATAAGCTGGATAAAAATATTAAAACACGGTGTATTGATTCTAATATTAATTCGTCTTTATATACCCACGTTTGAAACTTTTCACTTGTTACCCAAAAGGCAAAAACAAGAAAAACCCTATCTAAAATAAATAGGGTTATCAAAAAAGGTAAAAGTAAGGCGTGTCTCACCCTACAAAGTTATACTATTTTTTTAAATATTCGACAAACGTCTTTCATCAAATATCATTTCTTGGTTAAAATCAAATTCCTCTTGCATTAATTCGTACTCGTCAAACTCAAAAGAATAAGGATCATTGTCTAAAACGCTTTCAATGTATTCACAAATTAATTTAGTGTTTCTTTTGTTTAGGTGCTTAGAACTTATTAACGCTCCATCTTCAGCATACAAATCGTATTTACTTAGTTTAACCGTCACACTATCTAATTCACCGTCTTTTAATATCCATTCAGGTGTAAATTGAAACTGCATTTCTTTACCTTTGCCGCAGTCAATATCAAAATACCCTATTCCGTTACTTACTTCAATGTTTTTTACTGTTGTGTTTCGTGTTTTCATAGCTCTTTAATTAATTATTTCTTCAAAATTAATATAACTTTTTAAATAAACAATACTTTTAATAAAAAAAAATGCGGAATTTTTTACGTTCCGCACTTAAAATACTTGCAAAGTGTGGGCGACCGTGTTACACAATCCATTAACCACTGCAAGTTTTAGGTTTACCAGAGCCTAATTTTTTAAAAACCCCCTTGTGTGCATATTCATTACTTCCCAGGTTTTTGATTTGGACAAGGGGGGTGCTTTGCCGAGCCTATTTATTTGAATCTAAAAACTTTCCTATTCGTTCTATTGTAGCAGTGTTTATTGTTTTTCCCTTCAGGAACGTGTGAATATTACTTTGGTGTAATTTAGCTTCTAAACAAAACTTGTTTAGTGTTATTCCTTTGCTTTGAATATACCGCCATATTAACGTTCGTGTTACATTATTTATGTTAGCTACTATCTTTTCTTCTTTCATAGCTTAAAAGTTGTTTAAAAAGTCTGAAATATCGTTGCTTTGTGGCTTCGTGTTTTGCTCGTCTACGGGTTTAACAGATAAACTTAAATATCCTTTACCTTGACCTGTTTGTTTTTTCCATGCGCTGATATAAAATTCACGTCCTAAAATTGTTACTTTACCATTTAGATCGGGGTGCGTTTCTTTCGTTTTTTTGTCGTTTGTAAATAACGCTCCGCTGTTGTCTCTCTTTTCCATTTTATTTATTATTTGTTTTACTTTTTAATTCGTCTATTTGTGCTTTTAAAAATTCTTTATCAGCTTTCAAAGATTGTATTATTTGATTTGCAGCCCTTAATTCGCTTTCGTGGCGTTCAATCCTATCTTTGTATTTAGTATATAATGCAATTGATTTTTCGTATTTATCTAAAATTACTTCTATTATTTCACTTTCCATTTACTTTTAATTTTAACATTTTAATTACTAAAGAATCAGCGTTTACAGTACCGCCTTCATCTGTTACGCTCGTTAGTGCTTTTACTAATTGCTTTATTTCTTTAAGTTCTTTTTTTAATTCTTGTATTTCTTGGTTAACTTCTGGATTCATAATTGTTCTATTTCGTGTTTTACTTCAAACCAATAATCTTCACTATCATCGTCTAAATATCTTACCGCTTCTTGTATCTCATCAACTGCTATTAATGCGAATTCTTTAGAATAGTCAAATTCTTGGTCGCCAAAATTATAATATTTATCAACTAAATCTTTTGCTTTCTCTTTTGGTGTCATATTACTTGAATTAAGTTATTATAATATTCTCTACATTCTTCAATTCGTGTTTTAATAGCTTCTATTACTTTTTCATCTCGCTTTATTACGTGCGTTTTAACACGCTTTTCCTTAGGTATGTGCATGAAAGTATGTTTAGCTTCTACAAAGTCTATTATTTCGTCGTTTTCATCAATCTCGTTTCTTCGCCAATGTTCGCGTCTTATTTCATCACGAACGATTTGCAAAGGTGTATCGATCAAACAATAACATAATAACGCTTCGTCTTTTTCTGTTAGCCACATATAACCCTGCAATTGAAAATAGTAATCTTTATTTTTTACTTCTTCTTCAATTACCTTTTCAAAGAATGTAAACGCATCCCAAGAAGATTTAACGTCAATTAATATATCCGTGTTTACATCAGGAACTCCAGTTAAATATTCGTTTTCTAAACGTTCTTCGTTCTTGTAAATAAATCCTACGTCTAAAACATCGTTAACAAGCGCTATTGCTTCAGCTTCTACTTCGTTTCCTTTGTCCGTGTACCTTGACCAAAATTCTTTATGTATATTGTATTTTTCTTCGACCGCTAATTCAAGTAAATACGTTTTAGTAGTTTGAGAAAGAATATCTTCTTTTTTTCTTGGAGAACTCATTATGCGCCCTATTTGTGAACATCGTATTTTCATAACGCTTTCAATTGTTCAGGTGTTAAATCAAATTTAGCTCGTAGTTCTTCAGCGGTAAATTTATTTTCTTGAATTGCTTTTAGCGCTTCGAGAAATCTTTTGTCGTCTAACGTTTCAGCTTTTCTATTATCTTTTGAATCAGGATCGTTTTCCGTTTCATCAATTAAAAACAAACCATTCAATGCGTATTTACGTGCGTAGCTTGAAGCCGTGCCTGTTGTTTGTTCGCTTGACATACCTTTGTGTTCGCTTAATTCAGCATAGGCGTTTACTTTAATTTCTCCATCCGTGTTAATCAAAGTTGCAGTTGCTTTTAAAAATAACCTACTACCAACCTCTACTACTTCGTCAGTGAGTATTAATACACTTTCGTATTTGTATAAAATAGGTTTTGCAGATTCTAATATTTGTTCTGCACTTCGATATTTGAAGCCTCCAAATTTGTTAAAGCTTCCTTTAGGGCATTTTAATTCCGCCTGAATTTTAGTTAAAACTTTCATGTTATTTTGTGTTTTGTGTTATGCAAATTTAATAATAATTTTTAATATAACTATAATTAAAAAAAATATTTATAGAAATTTCTTTAAACCTTGCACCGCATTCTCTATTGAATTTGCTCGTTCCTGAAGGCTTATAATTTGTTGCTGGATAGTAAGTTTACAATCGCTGGTAAAATACCCGTTAGACGTAGCTATTAACGGCAATAAGCCATTTGAACGAATATAGTTAACCATTTTGCGTAAACGTGGTTGTGTTAATCTTATTTTGTATCCGTTATTTTCTAAAAATACATTCATTCTTTTTACTATTAATTCAGCTTTTATAGGGTTCGTCTTTTTGTACGCTCTAAACCCGTGAATCACCAGCTGCAAAATTTCCATTTCTTCAGCGCTTAATTCGTGCGTGTACTGTTCGAAAGTTGTAATCATTTGTATATGTTTTTTAAGTTATTTTTTTCAGCGTATCGAATTACAAAGTCTTGGGCATCTTCCAACCTTTGGCTTGAATATAAATACTTTCTGTTTCTACGAACGTAAAAGTAATTGTAAACGTAACCGTACTTGTTTTTTACCTTAGTGGGGTAAATCCATTTTAATTGTTTTTCCATATCTATTTGTTTTGTGTTTTGTCAAAAGTAATATAAATTATTAATATAGTTCTAATTCTTTAATCTTTTTTTTGTAGGTGCTGATTATTTCTTTTAGTTCGTCTATTGTGAACTTTCGTGTTTTCATAGCTTCTACGCTTAATAACTCAAATTCGGAAATTCCGATTTTCTTCAATAAGTTTTCACGGTAGTAAATTAAATTTCCTGAAAGATACGTGTTACAGTGTTCACATTGAAGGTGTACATTCCTTTCGTCAAATCTAACGGACCAATGATTGTTTGCGTTGTAGAAGTGTCCAGCGTTCTCTTTTAAGGGTTTCTTTTGGCACGATATACAAAGGTTGCCAGCATCACGTAAACGAATATATTTGTTGAATACTTGCTGCGCTAATTTTATATAGTCTTGAACGGTCATTAAATCGGCTTTTAACTTCGCTTTTTTCTTTTGCCAGTTCTTTTGTTTTACATCGTTTATCCATTCAGTTACGCAATTAGGGTCGAAGCAATTTTTTTGCAGCGTTGTAATTGGTTGGAATTGTTGACGGCAGTATTTACATTTTTTATTTTTCATAGTTCAACCGTTAGTTCTTCACCCGTAAGTGCAAAGTATAAATTTTGAAGCTGATGAACGTATTCAATATATTTATACCAATCGCCGTAATCATTCATGTAGAAATGACAATATACATCATCTTCTATATCAACATCAAATCCACCATTTTGATATAGACCTATATTATCATTATATTCAAATCCTAATTTCAATAACCACTCTGTTGTTATTTTAATAGGTATCAAACAAATTCCAACATAAAACCTACTCGTATTATCGTGTATTTTTACACTATTATTTGTTCTAATTTCAGACACTATAACGTGACCTTGTTTTCCGTTTAAATAGTTTCCTATTCTTAATTCATTTGTTTTCATATTTCACCGCTTATTAACATTTCTAAATGCTTATTCAAACTCTTATTCTCTTGTTTTAGCATTATGTTTTCAAGTTCTAATTCGTGGTTTCGTCTATTCGTAGCCATTAACATTTTATCTACGTGGTTTAAATATTGCACCGCTTCGCCTACTTCGGTTAGGCTTTTTTCCATTGAAGAAATTAGGTCGGTACGGTGTTCATGTTTTTCTTTGATGTTATCTAAACTAAATTTTATTTTCCAGTAAACTACGTTTAAACCCGCTTTACGTTTTATAAATTCTAACATACTTCTATTTTATTACTTTATATAACCTTGTTTTATTATTATATAATACGTTTTCAGGTTGTATTATTTTTACTTCAGTAATTAACACTTTGCAAGGCTCGTCTAAGTACCAAATATAATTAGGGTCTGTTTCTGAAATCATTCCTACTTCGCAAAATTCTTTTCTTATTCCTTTAGGTTGAAAATATACTATCATAACTTTTCTATTTCGTTTTTTACTTCGTTCCAGTATATTGCTTCTTCATAATTTTGAAGTCTATTCATTAAACGTCTTATTTCATTAACTGCAATCAATACACATTTTTTTGCTGTTATTGAAATAATATTTCTTTCTATATATTTATCAGCATCAGGTTGCCAATTTAACATTTCAGAATATAATTCTATTGCTTTTTCTTTAGGTTTCATATTTCTTAATTTAAAATGGCATAGTCATTTCGCCATTTGCGTTTTCAATTGGTTTTAATTCTTCAAATGCACCTTGCTTTATTCGTTCGCTAAACGAAAGTAATTCTTTTCCGTTTACAATATCAGGCTTACGTACGGGAAAACTATTTGAAACGGGTTTTAATTCGTGTTTTTGTCGCATAGCGTATATTTTATTCCCTACCATGTCTTTTATATAGTATTGATATTTTTCAACGTCTAAATACATTTTATAAGTACCGTTTTTTGAAACGCCTTTAGGCTTGCTTTTAGCCACTTTTAAATGTACTTCGTTTTCTTCATATAAATTACCTTCGCTATCCATTACTCCAGCGGGCGGCCGCCACGGAATTAAAACCGTTAAACCTTTTCTAAACCATACTTGACCGCCCGCAAAGTCGCGCGCCGTTGGCATAGGGTAAAATGTATGTCCGTTTTGTGTTACGGGTGCTTGGTCACGTACGTGGTTTATAATGCAATTGTGTCTTTTCGTCTTTCGGGCGTTTTTACGTGCCATTCCTAAAATTCTACTTAAATATTTATCTTCTCGGCCCAAGTCCGAATGTATGTATTCTTCAGTAAGTTCGTTCCAAGGGTCTATTGTAGTTGTGTTAATTGTTATTTCTTGCGTACGTTCAATTTCATCAACCAATTTATAGAAGTTTTCAAGCGTTAAATCTTCGTCTATAGGGTCTATTACTATAAAATGATCGTTAATAAACATTTCAGCAGCCACTTGTTCACCTTGTGTCATGTTGTTTTCGCCTATTGTGTACGGTTTTCCGATATATTTATAGCATAATTCCGCGTAAATTTCCGCAGCGTTACCCGTTTCAGGGGAAAATATTACGTGTTTCCAACCGTGTAAGCAACTCAAATTAATTAAAAACTCAAACCATATTTCAGTTTTACCACTTGCTGGTGCGGCTCCTATATAAGTTGTACAACCTTCTTTTACGGTGTAGGGTATTTGGTCGAAAGTCCATCCTATTGATTTACCGCGTACGTTCTTTTCGTGCCTTATATTGTGTAATTCCGTTTGTAGGTCGCTTAGTCTTTTATACATTTTATTCGTGTATTATGTTAGGTGTATAAGTAATTGTTTTTGGTTTACTATATTCAATATCATTCCAACATTTATTGTTTATCCAAGTAGCTGGATTCTTTCTAAATTGTTTATCAGGTGTATTACGAATATAGTTAGGAAGATTTTCAAATATAAGTTTTATTTCTTCGTCTTTTAGTTTCAAAAACTTTTCTAAACATTTTTTTCTGTCAATTTGCTTATCAAAAATTTTCCAAAAATCATTAAATAATATTTCTTTTTCATTATTATCATTCTTGTTTGTTGTTAGTTGTTTGTTAGTTGTTTGTTGCTTGTTTGTTGTTTGTTCGTTCATTGTATCATTTTCTTGTTGATAACATTCGTATTTACAGATAGTTACAACGCTAAACTTGTTTGTTGTTTGTATGTTAATTTCATTTGTTTTTACAAACTTTTTTAAAAGTGTTCTAATCGTTTGCAAACTGATTCCTGTATCAGCTGAAATCTTACCAAAAGACGTAACAAATTGACCTTTTTTAATATCAATACCTTGCCATTGTCCATCTTTATGGTTAGCCTTTAAAACTAAATACATAAACAAATGAACAGCTTCGCTTTTATTAAACCATTCCCAGTCTAAAAACTTACGGTGTATTTTAATCCATCCAATCATTGCTAATTTTTAAAAATAACTTTAATGATTCTATTTCTTCACCTGTCATTGTGTAAAATGTTTCACCATGTGAATTTAAAATTGACACAATCAATTCTCCTTCAAGTCTTGTAAATTGAATTTCACCATCTTTTTCATTAATACCTTTACAACTAATAAGCATAATTTAAATTTTTAAGCATAAAAAAAACCCTGCAAATCCCGTGCGTCTCACTTCACGTTCATTACAGAGTTTTAATAACTTCTTTAAGTTCTATTGTGTGAGACGGAACTGAATACAAATATACAAATTATTTTTTAATCAAATTCATTATTAATCCATTTTTTTAAAACTTTTCTTTTCCAGTATTGAAATACTCTATTGTTACGCACCGTTAAAGGCTGGTTTCTAAACCGTGTCAAGTTGCGGCGTTTCTTCATTCTTTTATTCATCTTGTCCGTGTTTTTTTATTAGTCCTATTCCTATTAAAACTATTCCTACCGTGAAAAGTAGTAAAGCCATTTTTGCTTCTTCAGTCATTGTATTATAATTTAAATTTTACCATGTAATAATAGTGCTCAATCTCATATTTGTATATTTTATTCAATGTAAAAAAATACTGTATTGAGTGCTTAATTATTCGTGACCATCTAATTTGTTTTGCTTTCATTATTTTTCTTTCTATAAGATTTTTTACTTTTTGTTTTAATCGGTTGGTAGTCTTTACAAAAACACTTATGTAAAGAGTTGCTACCATAACAAGCACATCCTTTATCATTTGTCATATCAATTAAATTTTAATGTGTAAGCCATAGCTTTCCATGCTAAGACTAAACGTGTTGGGTT